ATTGTAAATGTACCGTTTGTTGATGTCTTTACTGCACCGAAATCTAAAACTGCGATAGCTGCATTTGTGTTACTTGAAGATCTGTTATAGATCAATGCTGCTTGAGCTGAAATAGTTGCTGATGTAAAACTTACATTTGCAAAGTCAACAAATGCTGTTGAAGCTGTTGCACTTGATGCTGTTAAGCCAATGGTTGGACTCGTTAAAGTCGCTCCACCACTAGCGTATGTTCCGGATGCACCAACCTCGTTGGTTGCTGAGAATGCTGTTGTGTTTCCATTTAAAGTTGCAGAACTTGTGTAAAGAGCGAGATTGATTGTATCATTATCGATATCATGATCACCCGCCAATAATTCTTTTTTAAATGAAGCACAAACTGCTTGATTTATTGCCATGTTTATTTACCTCCTGGGTCTACTGATTTAAGAGGGAGTCTTAAGACACCGTCTACATACTCATCTCTACGTTTACGTCCCATCTGCTCTTGAGCAAACTCGCTCAAAGACGATTGAAACATTTGTTGGTATATTTGCATATCCTGTGTATTTTTCAAGTAAGAATATGCCTCCACTAAAGTTCCATACAAAAGTGTTTCTGGAGCATTGTTAGATATGAAAGTTGTTGTGCTTGTGGACCCAGAGCCGTTACCTAATCTCTCAGGAGTTTCCTGATACCACATTTCAACAGTGTAGGCTGCATTAGGAGTAGGAGCTACTACCAATTGAGTTCCATCCCAATTTGCCCAATATCTAGGTTTGCCTGTAAAATTTGTATCTGTGGTTGATCGCTCTGGAATATACTCATCTATAAAGGTTGTATCAACTTGTTGTAACCAAGTTCTTGTGCCGTCTGTTTCAACCAACTCTAAACCCCTTGCAAACCTAAACCCTCCCTCAGGCCCAGATATATCTAAGAAAGAATTATTAGCCTCGAAAGTTGATGTTGCGTATCTTCTTTGATAATCACCATCAACCGCCCTATCAATTTTATTTTCTATGTTAGTTATAAAAACATTAATTACAGAATTACTTAAAACATCGCTTGTAACCTCTGTGTAGTTTCTTACATTGTCTAAAAGCTCAGTATAATTCATGATATCACCACTGTCACTTTACCAACACTTGAACTCATAATCAACTCTCTGATTTCAATAGCAGGTTGCATACCATTTGCTTCAAAAGCAGAGTCACCAGGAGCTCCTACAAAAACTGTCATCGGTTCAATTCTAGCTGGCCTACTCCAAGGAAGAGCTTGTGCGTCTGCTCTATGATGAGGAGGATCCAATTGTGGATGTTTAGTTTCAAAACAAGAAGGACAAGTTTTTAGTCCGTTCCATTCTTGTCTAAGTTCATGAAATCTATATTGCTGACCACAACGATCACATAAGGCTATAGCACGAGCACCTGTAGCAAAGTTGCCCATTAGCTACTCACAAAATAATTTTGAGGGACAATGTGAACTGAAGTGGACTGACTGTCTTCAGTCAATGCCCTTTGTAGTTCATCTTCATAGTATAATTTTAGAGCTTGTGTTCTGTCGGGTGAAACTTTTTGAGAAATAAAATAAGCAAGACCTGAAACCATACAAGGTAAAAATCTAAAAGGTGCATCTGGTGTGTTGGTATAAGCACCAACATCTTGAATTCTTTTTATATAATAATAATTAAGGTTTGTTCCTGTAGTGTCGGGAGCAAGATAAACATTAATTTTTACACTTGATAATTTTCTTTCTATAAAATACTGACTAGGAGTTCCTTGTTGTGTTTTGTTAGGTATAGCTTGATACTCTGAACGAGATATTTTTGTCATCGACGTATCAACACTCGAACTATTTCTGAAGACCATCTCTAAAACATCTGCAGCATCACTAGGAGCAGTATACTCAGTTGATCCCGCTGTTAAACTTTGTGTATGATTAGCTACTTTCCAAATGTGAACTCCGCGGTTGCCCCACTCAGAGAATAAAAGATTTAGACTTCTTCTGGCAGACCGTAATTGATAACCCGTTCTTGTTCCTGAAAAACCACATCGCTCATACGCGTCTTCAATTGCTTCATCAATCTGTAAATCAAAAGTTGTAGTGTCCGATGTGGTCATTCAAATTATCCTCTTTTTTTCTTAACGACAGATTTTTTCTTGCCTTTTTTCGTGACTTTACCGCCACCCTTCATCATAGGCATAACCTTACCGCCACCACGCATTTTGTTGACTTTACCGCCACCACGCATTTTCATTCCTACTACGTTTTTTGTTTTACCTGGCATTTTTTTTCTCCTTTTTAAAAAGTTGTTCGTATTTGTCTTGCCGAGTTTTCACGACCTCGTCGTAATACTCAGCTGGCCATTTCTTATAATAACCTATCTTATGTAGTTTGCAACTTGCATCATACAGCTGTTTAAATTTTTGTATTAACATCATAGAATACTCAAGATTTCCCTCATATGCGCAGTTGTCTGTAGGATCTACTAGAAACTCTTGGCCCTCAACGGTAGCTGGCACGTCAGGATGAAAGCCCATAAAATATACATCTCTTCTATTGTATAATTTATTATAAAACTGCACCTTATCATTGAATTGTTCAAAAGAATATTGATCAAAAAAAGGATCACAAAAAATCAATATATCATGTTCTTTTTTATTCCATGATTTAAGTAATGTATTTAAATGTTTTTCATATTTAGATTTATCCATACGAACTTCTATTCGAAGCTTTTTATCTTTTCTCCATTTAGCTGCAAAGGGACAAGCCGGAAAGCCTAAATGTTTATTCATTGGCTCTAAGACTTGCTTAGACCATTGAATTACATCATCTTTTATTTTTTCTGCTTGTTTTTTTCGAGACAATTGTTTTTACATTCGTTGGTTTACCACCAACGCCTTGTGCAACTGATCTTTTTCTTGAGACCGCTGACTTTATTTGACCTTTAGTCATACTATTAGCTTTTGCTCTTGGGACACATTTTGGATACTTTCGTTTGGCATCTTTCTTTTGTTTAGATCTACCACATTTAGCAAAGCCACCACCTTTTTTCCTAGAGCCTATGTCAACCCAATCTTGTTTAAACCACTCTTTAAGTCCGCTTTTTGCCATGTTGTTTCCTTATACTAGTTTTACCTTTTTTAAAGATACTAGCAACTTGTGTTTTACCCATTACTTTGGCACGTTGCTCAGCGACAGTAAGGATTTGAATTTTTCGTGCATACGGTTTTTTAACTTTTCGCACTTTTGCAACCGTTTTACGTGCATCAGTTGGAGTAGCAAATTTAATACGAACAGTGTCTTTCGGATTCTCATCTGTGTATAATCGCCTGCCTGAACCTTTTGGTTTTTTTCCTGTGCCTTTTACAGGATCTTTAGGCATAAATACTTGAAGGTAATTTAGTTTTTTTACGTCTCTTACCTTGTACCATACCGCAACCTGCAGCCACAACAGATCCACCCTTAGACATTCTTTGAGCAGAAACTTGTTTTCTTTGTTGAGAAACAGAGCCTCCCATTGACATTGGCTTGGGGCCTTTAAAATCTTTTCTTTTAACACCGCTAGGATCTTTAATCTTACCAGCACAAATCTTAGATGCATAGGCATTAGCATATGCGCTAGGGTAAACCTTAAATTTTCGCTTTGCGGCGGCTTTTCCTCTTGGACATAGCTTTGTCATTTTTTTTACTCCTCTTCGGTTTCGTTATCTGTTGTCTCATTTGGGCTCGGCTGATCACCATGTAGACACCTTGGACACTCGCATATGCAAGAAGTGTTCAAAGCACAATGACACATACACCCACATAATTCGCATTTCAATGTAATGTCCCAATTTCTTGATCAGGCTCCCAAATAATAATTAAATCATCTTCCATTAAAATTCACTTGTTTTAATTAAAAACTCTTCTATCCAAGCCACTCTATCGTCCATGGATAATATTTTTTGTTTTATAATAGCAATATCCTGTTGCATTTCTGCAACGCTATCCGCTTTTTTTTCGACTGCGTTTAATCGTTCAGACCACATGCCCCACGTCATGCCTATTGTTGCAATAAGCACAACATACGGCAGTATTGTTTTTACTTCGATCTTAAACGACATACACAATCCTTATCTGTTTTACAATCGCACATGGCACACTCCTACTTTGTTTTTGCACTCATCCCACTCAATGGATTATTTAAAGCCTTATTGATCTTCAAGTCAAGACTTTCTTCTAATAGTTTCATCTCATCTAAAAGTTCTCTTGTATCTTCTTTTTGTCTATCTTCAACATCGTTAACTATCTCAGTAATATGTCTAATATCACCGTCCATTTGTCTTAAATCTGCTTTTAAATCATCTTTTAATTCTTTTGCAGTTGAAGCTACTAAACTTACTTCTTCTAAAATCATAGACATTTCAGTTTTTATCATGTCCAATTCTTGCTCAATTAATTCTAATCTTTTATCCATTTCAGCTTTTGATAGCTCTATTTTTTTATCAAAACCACTTAAATCAGGTGCAACAAATTCATTAATCTTTTGCTCCATATCAAGATATCTTTTGTAAACTTCAAAGCCACCATACAAAGCACCCACGGCTGTAGATAATGCAATAAGAACTCCAAAGATTTTTCCTCCTTTGAAGGAGATACCACCTACATTTACTTCTGCCATTGTGAGTTTACCATATCATTCATTGTTTGATCTTGAGCCATGTTAAACAAAATACCATACTCATCCTCTATTGTCTTGTTTAAATATTCATTAACATTTGTATCAACTATAATAGATTGAGTGTCAAAGAATGTTTTAGTATTACCTAATATTTGCATAACAATCAATGTTTTCATTTGCGCGGCATCATCATATCGAGCTTTATCGTCAATCTTCTTTACAATTTTTGTAGCAGCTTTTTCTTTCTCTGATACCTTAGGCTTAGATGGTTTCTCTGGTTCTTGCTCTTCTTCTTGATCTTTTTCTTTTTGTGGTTCTGGCTGTTCTTCTGGTTCTGGTTCCTGTGATTCTTCTTGAGGTTTTTCGTTAGTCTCTTCTTCTGCAGCTTCCGGCTCAGTTTCTTCTACAGGCACCTCTTCTTTTGTCTCTTCCATAGGTGGCGGAGCTTCTTCTGTTTCAATTTCTATTGGTTCTACTTCTGATTCCATAGGTGGTGGTGTTTCTTCCATTTCAGGTGGTGGAGGCATATCTTCCATAGGTGGTGGTATTTCTTCAACAGAGGCTATCATTTCAGGTGGAGGCAAATCCAACTCCATCTCCATTTCAATCTCCAAAGTAACTGTTTCTACATTGACAGGCATTTCCACCGCAACTAATTGTGGCATTGGTGCATATTCCATAGGGGGTGGGGGTGCAAAGTCCATATCAAAATCCATTTCAAACTGTATTTCTAACTCGACAGTCTCGTAAGATACTTCTTCTATTTCTGGTTCTATAGGTACAAAGTCTACAAAACCGTCTTCTACAATAATGTCATTAAACTCAAATACTTCCTCCACAAACTCTAACTCCACAGTATCAAAAAGATTAAGATAATAAATTTCCTCAAGGGTAGTTATGTGTTGAGTTATTACAGTATTGATAACATTGTAAAATACATCAACACTTACATCATCAAATACTGGGCCCACTGCAAGATTTATATCTCTACCACCGACCTCAATTGTAAGTCTGTTTAAAACGCCAGCAAAATCGAAAGACCCATTGTATGATTGATACCCGGAAGCAACTCCAGTTTCAGACAAGATATCAGTTCCAGTAAAGACTTGGCTTGATCCATTAAGACCTGTGATGTGCATGTATATTCTATCTTGAGCATCTTGTTTGTCTACCTCGATGGAATATTTCACTTCTCCACCTTTTTGTATATTTAAATCTGAAATATCTACAGTCTGAATAAATGTGGTGCCCATACCTGCAACACCCATTGTCGAAGTGCTATTACCACTACCTGTTATAGCGGCGCATTTATCAGAACCTAATCCATAACAATTATTACCTGTGGGCATGCTAGCAGGGCCTTGACCGCCCCAATCAATATCCATGTCTCCCTCTTTTGAAGAATTAACATATCCATTCGATCCATCTAAGATATTATCAGAGTTTTGATTTGTGATAGTCTCTGTAGTTGTTGTGACAGTCGTAGTTGTAGTTGTAACAATCTCTGTGCCTAAATCTTCTTCAGTTACATCTACTTGTGTGTCTTCTGTTACTGTTACTCCTGGTGTGCAAAGACCTTGCACATCAGGTAAGCAATCAGCCTTAGAATAAAAGGAGGCCAGTAGTAATAAAGAACAAAGTCTTATACAACGCAATATGTCCTGCATCACTCATCTCCTTTGATTCTGGTTTGTTTGCTTGCACATATTCTGGCTTATACTTACTGCCGTCAGGAATTTGATCTGGATTATCAGACCAGTATTGTGCTGACTCTGATCCAATCAAGCCTCTTGCAGGGCACGGAGTCCCCGCGTCTGTCATCGCATCCCAGACTCGTGGATCTTGACACAGTACAGATACAGCAGCAACCTTCATGCCAAAACCATATAAACTTCTAGATAATTTTAAT